TTAGTTGTATTTAATAGAATAACTTACAAGAGCTCTTCCTTGAACCGAAGTGCCAATTGCAGTACTTCCAAGGATTAGGCTAATTTGATCATTTGACTGAAGCTTTCTCATGATTCGAGATCTGATTCTGAGAGGACCTGCATCGGGATCTGCAATCCCAGAAGCAAGGACGAATTGATTAGGTTCATAGAGAGAGCCTGATAAGTCACCTGTGGTTGAAAAGAGGGCATTGGCTGAAGTGCCTTGAGGAACAAAGACAAGAGCCCAATAGATTTGAGTAGCCGAAAGGATTTGAGCAGTTGCAGCAGAGGAGCTCACAGGGACTGTTATTGTCCAATTACCAACAGTACGAACACCTTGAACAGAAGAGGGAGTGACAACAACTGAACCAGCTTGATACAAGCCGTTAGTTTTTTCTGAAGGAATAGTCAAACTAATTCCGGTGGTCTCATGTGACCAGTTAACTTTAGGACGTCTAACAATAGTTTTAACGTTTTTACGAGCCAT